TTCAAATTTGTCCAATTTTAAACCCAGCTCAAATCTTGGTTGGGATTTAGGATGGGACTTAGATACAGCAAAGAAGTCAGGGAGAGTCATGGCGACGAGGATGTGGTGGGAAGGGTCCCTATGACCCTCAACCTACCACAGGGTCTGTATGGCAGATTTAATTGCAAGTCCTGTTGGTTTGTCAACAAGGGTCTTATCAGGTGCAAAGACCACTATCTGTGTCTTGGATGCTTAACCAAGATGCACTCCAGAGGCCATCTCTGTGAGATATGCGGACACTCACTTCCAACCAAGATGGAGTTTCTGGAGAGTCCGTCTGCACCTCCCTATGAGCCATAAACCAGGGCCCCTGGGGCCTGGGGGCCCCCCTCCGGGGGCCCCCATGGGTGCTTGCTCACTCGATCTCCACTGACTCATTGTCTTCGAACAATTTCCGACACCTGATTCCTTTGATCTTGAAGGGTCCTTTTTCATCTGCAATCATGACGGTCCCTAGTGTTTTGCTTTTTACTATGCTAAAGTGACCACAGTTCAACCAGTCTTTAGCATCATGCAACATATGTTCGAAGACTTCAGGAAAGTTCTCGATCATGTACCTTAGGTCTTGCTCAGTCATGATTATCCCCTTATTGTGAGACTGTGCACTTGAGAGGTATTGGAAGAGGTTAGCAATGAACTTTGACCTTTTCTCAGGTTCCAGTGCTTCCAGTCGAATGATGACCACCTTTGAGTCCAAATTCACTTCCAATCTAGAAACACTCTGTTCCTTCTTGATCAACCCGTTTTCCAAAATCAGAGGTTGCATCCCAACATCAGGACCAATCAACTTATAAGAAAACTTGTTCTTCAGGTCCTTGAAGTAGTCTTTCATATCTAGTTTTACTTTCTGGAATACAGCTGACCTTGACTTGAAACGAACATCTTGATCTTCTAACAAATCATTAAAGTCTAACACATCTTTCCCGTTGATGAGAGGATTTAAAACTAAAAGTGACACACCATCAAGCTTATGTGATTTCAGAGGATTGAGAACATAGTACTCGACAGAATGAGGCTTCAACAGTAGATAGCCATCACAGTCTAATGAATCCAGCAATGAACCCCTTTCAATAAGAAATCTTAGTTTTAATATGTAATTGGTGGACCTCTCATATCTAAATTTGTGACTCACCCTTTTATGCGAGAATGTCAAGTTGAGCTCAATAGGGATGATTTCCGAGGGTGATGCTAAGATGTGTTGCTCCATATTCTCATAGTCATCTCTATTCATCCAGTCAAGTTCATTAATGAATACACTAATATTCAAATTGGCACAGGACAAAATCAGGTTGCTGCTAACAAAGCCAACGTCCAAGTCATCTAGATTCATTGTTCTAGAGGTGTTGTTCTTTTTGCAGTCACATACAAATTGGGTTAATTGTTTCAAATCATGTTGTGCATTGTTTGGTAATAACTCAACTTCGCCGAACCAAAAGTACTTTTTAAATTGAGACGTTGACATGATCACAGGCACCAACATAGACTCGAACAAGATTTGTATTAAAAAGTTTGCACATACTCTCTGGCTCAAGGTTGAATCCCTCTCTAGTGGGTGAGACTCCCTACTGTGAGACATTGCAAGCTCATTTTGCTTTACAATATACAACTCTTCTCTACGATGTTTTATAATGTGACTAACAATACCAAGACACTCTGATGTTATGTCAATTGCAACACAAAGGTCTAAAAATTTTATCTTCTGAACCCATGACAGTCTCAACATGTTTAAGTCAGACAAGAAGGGGGATATGTGTTCATCAAACAGTGTGGGGAAGTTTCTCCTGATTGAGTACAGTATGTGGTTGATGCCCACCTTGTCTTCTAGTTCAGAATGTGTACTTGGTTTTATTGGCCAGAAGTGATTAGGGTTATTTAAGTGAGTGACTATCTTTGGCACTTCAGCCTTTTGAAACACCCAATTGCCTAGCTCACAAGCATTGGTCAGCACAAGTGCAAAATAATCCCAGATTAAAGGTCTGGAGTACTCACTCACTTCACTAAGTGCTGCTTTACAGTAAACACCCTTGCGCTGATTACAGTGGTGACAATCACGATGTAAGGTGATCTTACCTGTGTGATCCTGATGTATTTGAATCCCCCTTTTCGCTCTAACGCATCTTGAACCCATGCTTTTACAGACTCCTATGAATCCTGATGCCACACTACTTTGGAAAGCTGATTTATTGATAGCATCAGCTAAAATTTTCTTGGCTCCTCTAACGTAATTTTTTGACAATTTAGATTGTACGGATTTAACAAGACTAGGTATTTCTTCCCGTTGCACAGTTCTTGTGGTGCTCATCAACTTGGTCCGAAGCACCAACCTCAGATCACCATGAACCCTTAGATTCAACCATCTGATGTCTAGAGCATCTTCAATAGCCTCAGTCTCAACATCACAAGTCTCCAACAACTGTTTCAAACAGTCATCCGGTGACTGCTGAAGAGTTGTTACAATATAACTTTCTTCCAGAGCTCCAGATTGTATTTTGTAAAATATCTTCCTGCATGCCTTCCTAATTATTGAAAGTAGCAAATCATCAGGAAACAATGATTCAATTGATCGTTGGAGTCTGTACCCTCTCGACCCGTTGACCCAATCTAGCACATCCATCTCTTCTAGGCACAAGAATGGATCATTTGGAAATCCACTGTAGATAATCATGCTGAAAGTTCGCTTTGCAATGGCCCCCACAACCTCTATTGACACCCCATTGGCGACACATTGGTCTAATATTGTGTCAATTGTATCTGCTTGCTGGTTAGGTGCTTTAGCCTTTATATTGTGTAAGGCCGCAGCAACAAACTTTGTAAGGAGGGGGACTTCTTGAGACCAAATAAAGAATCTCGATTTAAATTCACTTGCAAAGGTCCCCACAACTGTTTTAGGACTCACAAATTTGTTGAGTTTGTCTGATAAAAAGTAGTGAAACTCCATACAATCTAACACCAGGTCAACATTTAGCTCATCTCTATCTTTAAATTTGAAAGCCTCATTTAAGGACAGCATGATTTCATCATCACTTGAAGTATATGAGATGAACCGCACACCATAGCAGAGCTCCAATGCATAGTTAATGAATTGCTCAGTGATTAGGCCATACAGATCAGAGGTATTGTGCAAAATGCCTTGACCCATATCCAGGACTGAAGAAATGTGTGATGGCACCTTACCCTTTTCAAAATATCCAAACATAAATTCTTCTGCAATTGTGCACCCTCCTTTGTCCATCATACCCAACCCTCTTTTCAAGAAGCCCTTCATGTATGCTTCTACAACATTGAAAGGCACTTCTACCATCTTGTGGATATGCCATAGTAATATGTTGACAATCGCAGCATTAGGAACTTCTGATCCATCTTTGAGATTGAACTCAAGGCCCTTCAATAATGCGGCAAAGATGACTGGTGACATGTGTGGCCCCCATTTTGAGTGGTCCATTGACACTGCAAGGCCGCTTTGTCTGACAACTGATTTCATATCTAATAATGCTCTCTCAAACTCCTTTTCATTGTTCAGGCAGGTGTACCTCATGTTCTGCATGAGGGATTCAGAGTAATCCTCAATAAGTCTAGTTGTGAGCTTGGTGTTCAAGTCACCGACATAAAGCTCTCTGTTACCACCTACTTGCTCCTTGTAAGAAAGTCCGAATTTCAATCTCCCCACATTAGTAGACACACTAGACCTCTCTGTTGGGGATTCATCTGAATAGAAACAAAGGTTTCGTAAAGATGAGTTTGTAAAGAAACTCTGATCTAATCTTTTAGCTATCGATTCAGAGTTGCTCTCTCTTGAACTAATGCGTGATGTCTCCCTTATTTGTAGTGCTGCATCTGTGAATCCAAGTCTGCTTCTACTTTTGTGATCATATCTTCCAACTCGATTATCAAAATCGCTTGCAATAAGGATGTACTTGAAGCACTCAAAATAATCAGCCTCTTTATAAGCCTTCAGTGTGAGGTTCTTTATCAAGTACTCCAAAGGACACGGATTCATTAGTCTGTCTGCAAAGTACATTGATCTAGCAGTGACATCCTCATAAATCAAATTCACAAGATCTTCATACACTTCAGCTGAAAATAAGTTGTAGTCAAAGTCTTTCACATCATGAAGCGAAGTTTCCCTTTTGATGATTACCATTGTGGATTTAGGGCACAACCTCTCCAACGGACACGGAGTCTTCAAGTCGGGTTTGACATTGGTGTCAACCTTAGATAACACTTTCGAAACTCTAGTCTCAATCTCTTTAAGACAATCACTCTGATCTTCTGATAACAGCTCCTCAGTCTCATCAGGCTCTACTGACTCCTTCTTTATTTGAATCAATGATGATAACCTCTTTAGAATTTTGAAGTTTATCTCTTTTGGGTCCAGCTTGTACTTACCTTTGGTTTTGAAATGTTCAACTATTTCCACAACAACAGCAGAGACAATAGAAGAGTAGTCATACTCAGTGATAACTTCACCAACTTCATCAAGTTTGGGAACCACCACACTTTTATTGCTGGACATGTCCAGAGCTGTGCTTGTGAAGGAGGGGGTCATAGGGTCGCAAGAAGATGAGGGTTTCACTTCGAGTGAGCCATTGTTGAACAATGATAGACAAACACTAAGCACATCCTTGTTGATCCCTGGTCTCCCTTCGCATTTAGATTCCAGCTTTTTACTTAGTAGTCTCTCCATGTCATGCACCATTTTCTCTTCCTCCTCAATAGGGAGCTCCATACTGTTGGAGGGGTTGACCAGGACTGAGTCAAACTTTAACTTTGGTTCTAAGAACTTCTCAAAACATTTGATTTGATCAGTCAATCTATCAGGGGTCTCCTTGGTTATGAAATGACACAAGTAGGATACATTTAGAACAAATTTAAAGATTTTAGCCATATCTTCCTCTCTTGAATTGTTGAGTACTAGGAGTATGAGATCGTCAATAAGTATTGCTGTCTGCCATTCTGAAGGTGTTAGCATAACAACTTTCAGTTTCTCAAACAATTCCTTAAAATGAACTTCATTCACAAAAGCCATAATATAATATCTAAAGCCTTGTAAGTAAATTTGAATACGCTTGGAAGGAGTGCATAGTATGCAAAGGATGAGACGTCTGAGCAAATCAGATACCAAATCCAACAAGGGTTGGGACATAAAGTCTAACCAAGACAACATTTCTTCACAAGTTCTTTGAATCACATCTGCACTAAAGATCGGCAAGAAAAACCTCTTAGGATCACAGTAAAATGATGCTTTTGTCTCATATAAACCTCCACTTTTGGATCTGAAAGCAACAGCATAACACCTGGATCTCTCTCCTGTCTTTTGGTACAATAGTGTGAGAGAGCCCCCTTCTCCAAATCGTTGAAAGAAAACTTCATCACAGTAGACCTTTCCATAAAACTCATCAGCATTGTTCACTTTCATCTTAGGAACTGCTGCTGTCTTCATGCTGTTAATGAGTGACAAACTTAGACTTGACAATGCTTTCAACAACTCCTCAAACTCACTTTCACCCATAATTGCATAATCAGGTTGCCCCCTCCCTGGTCTACCTCCACACATACACCGTGACTTAGTCTTGTATTGAAGATAAGGCTTGGCTCCCCACTCATCTAATATTGATGTTTTTAGATCAAAGTAGTATTCAATGTCTGGTTCCCTTAGAAGAGGCAAGATGTCATCAAGAGGAAATTCACTACACACCAGACTTAGTCTTTTCTTGGCTTTCTCCAACCAACTGGGATTTTTGATAAATTTTTTGGTGATTTGCTCTATTAAGAAATCAACATTAATTAACCTGTCATTTACAGACGGCAGCCCTTGCATTAAGAGCACCTCTCTGAACACAGTGCCTGGAGAAGATTTGTCTAAGTCACACAAGATGTTGTACATGATGAGGTCCAAAACCAATAAAGTGTTCCTTCTTGTGTTAAAAACCTTCTGGGACTTAATTTTGTTACATATTGAAAGCACTCTGAAGTACTCTTTGCTTTCGATTGATGGGTGCCTGATTTCAGATTGCCTAAGTTGGTCTATTATGCCTAAAATATGTACTGAACAAAATTCACATAATCTGATTTCTGATTTAGGCATATCTTTGATAGAACATTGGATGAATTCATGGTTCTGGAGTTTGGAGATCATATCTTCTCTATCTGTAGCTTGCAGTTTCCTATCATGTTGGCCAGAGAGTTGCAACATTTTAAATTGCTGAAAAACTTCCATGATCTTTGTTCTGCATTGATCTGTTGTCAATTTGTTATTAATGCAAGACACCAATGCCTTTTCTAACCTCACCTTGTAAGGAAGTCCTCTTTCTTTCACGGCAAGTAGTGATTCTAAACCAAGACTCTGATTTTCCAAAGATGACAGGGAACTTATAAGGCGTTCGTACTCCAATTCCTCAACTTCTTCACCAGATGTCCTCAGTCCATCCATAAGCTTCAAGAGCAACCACCGAAGCCTCTCTACAACCCAATCAGGAATATATTCCACATAATAGCTGGATCTACCATCAATAACAGGTACTAAAGTTATATTCTGCCTCTTGAGATCAGAACTAAGCTGCATCAATTTCAAGAAGTCCTGATTGTACTTTTTTTCAAATGCTTCTTGACTGGTCCTCACAAACACTTCCAAAAGGATGAGGACATCTCCAACCATGCAGTAGCCATCTGGTGTGACATCCGGTAGTGTAGGACATGTGACTTTCAACTCTCTAAGGATAGCATTGACAGTCATTCTTGTGTTGTGTCTGCAGGAATGTTTCTTACATGAGTCCACCTCTACCAACATGGATAAGAGTTTCAGGCCTTCTATTGTGATGGCTCTGTCTTTAACCTGTGCAAGCACGTTATTCTTCTGCTCAGATAACTCTTCCCATTCTGGAACCCATTTTCTTACCATGTCTTTAAATTCGGAAACGTATTCCTCCATGATCAAGAAATGCCTAGGATCCTCGGTGCG